CCAGAAGATTAAATCCACACGTTGCAAAATATTTTGATAAACGATTTGAAAAAGAAATAAAAATGTATGAGGGAGATAACCTCAGACGGTTTAAACGATTTGAAAGACTTGCTGATAAAGCTGAGAATAAGGAGCAATTTGCTGCTGCTATTAATGCTGAATATAGATCAGGTCAATTAGCGGGTTCTTTTATTGATAGAAAAGAAGTTAGAGTAACCGGACTGGAGGGTATGTCACGTGAAGAACTTGAAAACAAGTTACAAGAGCTATCGCAGAAGATCGATGGGCATAATGCCAAAACGATCCAAGCTGAGCCCACAGACATTAAAGAAATTAAAAACAGTTAGTTGGTCTGAGTGGATAAAAGTATTCAACAGTGTCCACAACTCAACTATGTTTACCTCCGTAGGAATGGTGAAGGTAGATATTGATGAGACATAAGAAAAAAATTGTAATTAATAAAAAGGCCAAACATTGGAAGGATAGATTTCCTTTGGTAGAGGTTACATGGGTTGATATTTGTAGTGATTCAGCGTGGCAAAGTATAGATACTTTAAATAAAGCACAACTACCTAATTGTGTGACTAAAGGGCATTTACTAACTCAAAAAAATGGTGTTACTAGGTTGTTTGGAGACTACTCCGAGAATAAAGAAGGAGAGATTGACGAAATAGGAAATAGTACTATTATTCCCAACAACGTGATTAAAAAAATTCAAAAACTGATCTAATGCCACGTAGTATAAACCAAGAGAGTTTATTGTGGCAAAGAACTAAAAAAGGACTGACTGATTGTTACTTAACCCGCATAGAAACTAGCACAATCAATGGTGTACCTGATATTCATGGAGTACATAAACAAGGTGTTTTTTGGATAGAATTAAAATCAGATCAACTCAATTATCCCAAACTAAATAAGTGGCAGATAGTATGGATAAATAAATATATTAAAGCTGGTGGTAAAGTATTTATCTTGAAAGAGACCCTCTCGAAGAGGTCTCTTAGACTGTACAGACCGGTGTCCCGGTTCACCGAACCTCGGGAACTGAAACCTCGGTTTGAGTTCTCGGTTCCTTTTAAATGGCCGGCGATCCAGGAAGCACTGGTGAGCTCCCTCCAGGAGGCAGCGTGATCTCGTTCTCGTTGGCATTTCTCGTTGACAAACCTCGCTCGTTAAGGAAGACCGGACCATCCAGGCCGTCTTCAGCAGCTGGGTCTGGATCCTGAAGCTCGTGTCGTTTCCCGCCCTCGTTTTATTTCCCTCTTTGTTAGTTTAACGGGGGCAGGTGACGACATGAATGGGGCAGCTGGAGATGCTCGTTTTAGCTATTGACATTTATCCCATGATATCTTATATAGACAATGCCTCGTTGTGGCTGGTCCATTGGAAAATGATATATGGAAACCAAGATGTAGCCACGGGATCGCAAAGTCCCTAGGAACCAGACTTTGGACGCAACGTGGAACGAACTGAAGGGAAGAGTAGTTAACTATAAAACAGGGATCTTCTTCATTAGCTTCATTAGGTGAGGTTAGAGGCGAGCCACTAGGTTAAACGAAGGTGCGCCTCGATCCTCGTTCTCGTTTGAAAATCAATCATCTCGTTCTCGTTTATAAGGATAGCACTGGGGTCTGCAGCGTAACTTCAGCTTCCTTCCCCCCCTGAAGCACAGTACCTTCTCTTCGCTCTCGTTTTTGGTAAGGAAAAAGAAAGGTTTTGTATCTCGTTTAAGACTGGGATCTCCGGGCACTGGTGGTAATGATGACTATTAGGGTCTCCAGAGCTGCTGGAAAAAAGAATTCAAAAAAAGGACTTGACATTTATCTTATCGTGTCTTATGTAATGTCTGGCCTGTAACGCTGGCACATTAACAAGTCGCCTATGTAACAAACGAAAGGGTGGTGCAGGCTTAACTAACAAAAGGAGGAAAAGATGAAGAATAAAGAATATCAAAAAGAGTTAGATGAAGCCATTCAGGAAACGGTACCACATAATGATATTGCGGAAGCTAACAACATACCACAAGCTGGTAAGGTTTATGCGTTAACCGGTGGCACCGGATCCAAATGCATTGCCAATGGAAATACATGGAAAGAGTCGGAGGTAAAAGATGGCTAGACATTTAATGACAAAGCAAAAACAATTGCTCGACAAACATAGATGGTGTAAAAAATGGCAGGATCTCCCGGACGAGGTTTACTTCTCGCTCGAACAGCTCAATGATTTTGAAACCATTCAACATCACATTGATGACCACCTGCAGCGTAACTTCGATGCCGATGCCGTGAAGCCTGAAGAGGCAAAGCACATTTCGCACTGGTTGCAGCTCGGTGAGAAGGATGATCAGTTCCTCATCAAAGATATAGCTAAACACGGCTGCGCCGGTGGCGTGCCAGGACTAGTCTACTATCGTGAGACCTCGGATTTTTATAATACATTCCATCTGGAGATTTGGCTAATGATTGGGGATTACGCAGCTGACGCTGGGCAGAAGACTGGTCACTTTTTAGGGGCTATCGTGAAGGATGCCTCGTCTCGTGCTCAGTTCAAGAATGCATTGGTTTGGTGGGCCGTTGAGGTACGAGCCCAGGAGCTGCTGGAGAAAAGGAATGCCGCTTGACAATTGCCTCTATCTACATACTATTGCTCTTACTATGGCCTGAAGGGATGTTAGTCATTACTGGCATCCTAATTCTCGTTTTGACTGGAATGTTCTAGCTCGTTCTCGTTTAAGAAAGAACTGGGACCAGCTGCCCGTACTCAAAGGACGGGGATCTGCAGCACACACAGTACCTTCTCCTCGCTCGTTTGATAAGGAAATGCTAATGGGACTAGACTTTAATGAGCTTCCCCCCTCCAGTAGCGTAGCTGATGGCAGATGTCGCTCGTTGGGTAAAGAAATTGTTTAGTTTAGAATAGTTCTAAAGAGTTCCCGCGCCTCCAGTTCTTCCCTGACGCTTCAGATGTCCATGCACTTGTGCATGAATTAATGCTTGCACTACTGCATGGGATTTGATAAGAGTTGTCAACGACACTTATGTCGTTGAAAAAAACTAAACAAGGAGAAAAGTTATGGGACTAGATATGTATGCTTATCGTCATAAAGGCGAGATGCTAACAGACGAAGATAGAAAAAAACAAGACGAGTTGCCAGAAGATAGAAAGCCAATTCAATTTGCCGATTGGAGAAAGCACAACAGACTACAAGGTTTTATGCAAGAACTTTGGGATAAGCAAACAGGATACACAGGTGATTTTAATTGTACACCTCTCTATCTCGGTAAAGAAGAGTTTGACATGTTAGAGAAACAAATTGAAACTCGCACACTTCCACAAACAGGTGGATTCTTCTTTGGTCAAGACAGCTACACTTGGGAAGGTGAGCAGGAAGATATGAAAGCCTACGATTTAAAATTTTGTAAGGAAGCAAAACAATGGATAGAGAAAGGATACAAAGTATTTTATGAGTGTTGGTGGTAAAGATAAAAAGAGCGAGACGACTGATGTCGTCTCGTTTCGCTCGGAGTTAGAGTGTCGTAAGGAACAAAGAGAAAAAGATGCACGACTGCACCAAGACCAAGCAACTAAGCAAGTTGAGAAATTAGTTAAAGAATTAGAAGCTGTAATGGGTGAGGGTGTACAACTAGAAGTTGAGCCAAATGTTAGTAGTTTTATTGATAAACCTATTGAGAAAAAAAAGTTAAATTAATTGAAAATAACTCTTGTAATAAGATTTGATAAGATATAAAAGAGTTGGGCAATCATAAGATTGTAAACTTAACAAAGAGGTCAATATGACAAACGCGGTAAAAAAGCTAAAGCAAGATGAGAAAAAAGTTGTTCTTGCTTATGCTCAATTAAAGCTAAGAGCAAATAGACTATCTAAAGAGTTAGACACAATGAAACAAAATGTTGTTAGTGTGTTTGATAGATCAAATCAAAACTTAATCATTGTTCAAGATGAGCATGGCAATAGTTTTGGAATACAAAAAATAAATCGTAAGAGAAAAAAGTTTGAGACAGCAAACTTTAAGATTGCTCATAATGATTTATTCAATCAGTTCTGCACCGAATTAGAATATGCAGAATATAAAGCGATTGGTGGTACTGATGACAAATAGTCTAATCAATATTGCTCAAACATTAACAGAGCGAGTAAGCAATACTACACAACCAACTCAACTATCAGATATGTATCTTGATGTAGCTGGTAAGAAACAATTAAACTATGAGATAATGTTTCAGTTATTAATGGGTGAGTGTGAGAAACATATACTAGAAAATCATGGCAACCCTGTTGTTGATGAATTTAGAGATAGTATATTAACTAAGTTCTCAACTCTAGTTAGTTCATTAACTAAGTAATTAATCATACATAGAAACCTATAGCGCGTCTGCGCTATAGGTGCGTCT